ATGGAAGAAGAGGATGACGAATAATAGACTTTTGTCGTTGCTGTTAAATATTCAATATTTTATGATTGGTAAAGAAGAAAATCTTTTCAGGAATCGCTTTTTTAGAATGATTCCTGAAAAGAGACTCGGCCAACTAAATATGATTCAATCGTTTCTTAACAACAATTATTTCACACCAAGACAATTGATGTTGTATATCCTTTACAATTCAATTGCTGATAAAAAGTTCCAAACCAAAATCAACTCTTGGGACTTTAAGCACATTGATGAAATTTCAAAGCTGTTCACCAGAAAACGCCTTGATTTGGACACCGAGTTGATAAATGGTTTAATTGAAAAATCCGTGGTAAAAAATCTTTTAGACACGGTTATACTAAATAGTAGTGGAGAGATGATTGCGCTTGAACTAATAAAAGCAAAATACATTTCCCCTATCTTTGTTATTCGGTTCAAGGAAATGATTGCCAAAAAATCCGAACCTTCTGAAGAAACTGAAAGAATGTTAAGAATAATAAACGCAATCGAGCAAGTGTTAAAAACCGATTTAATATAAAACAAGAAAGAAACAGGAGAAAATAAAAATGGCAGAGAGAAGAAAGTTTAATTGGAGTGCTGTTGCTGAACAAATGCAGACTCAGGCCAACCCACAGAAGAAGAATTCTGGAGACGAAGACACTCGTTTCTATAAGCCAAAGATTAAGGACGATGGAACATTCGAAGCAATCATTCGTTTCCTACCATCACCTGACACCGACCTACCATATGCGGTTCTTTACAATCACGGATTCCAGGGTCCAGAAGGTAAATGGTTTATTGAGAATTGTCAGAAGACTCATGGTGAAGACTGCCCTGTTTGTAAGCACGCTTCAAAGGTATGGAGTTCTGGTGATGAGGAAAATGCTCGTCGTCGGTTTAAGAAGATGAGTGTGTTCTCAAACATTCTCATTGTTAAAGACCCCCAGGTTCCAGAAAATGAAGGTAAGGTATTCCTTTATCGTTATGGTAAGAAGATGTTTGAGCAGATTAAGGCAAAGATGATTCCTGCTCAGGGAAGTATCGATGAGCCAGTAATGGTTTTTGATTACGACGAAGGTGCTAACTATAAGCTGAAGATTAAGACAAAGATTATCAATGATTTCCGGGGAGCTAAGAAGCCCGTTCCTAATTACGACTCCAGTGAATTCATGTCTGTTTCGAAGCTTCCTGACCACGTTGTTGAAGCAGTTGAAGCAAATCTATATCCCCTAAAGCCAATCATTTCTCGTGATAAGTTCCTTTCAAACGATGAACTTGTTGCTAAGTTGAATTTGGTTGAAGGAATTTCTGCTCCTGTAGCACGGACCAATACTCCAGCAGTTGACCCACTGTTTCAGTTTGAAGATGAAGCCCCAGCACCTGCTCCGGTTGTTTCAAAGCCTTCCGCTAAGAAACCAGCTCCGGTTGTCGCTACAACTGATGACGAAGATGGTGACGATTTCTTCGCAGGTCTAAAGAAGAAGTAAGTTCTTTTTAGATAGGTTCTCTAAGGCTTTCAGATTCACTCTGAGAGCCTTTTTTGTAGAGGGACTTCCTTCTGCTTGGGGTTACATGTTTGTAAGAAACTTCTACGAGTCTGCCGAAACAGCCAAAAATATCGATTTCAAATTCATTGTTAAACAGATAATAAATCCAAACCAATATTCTGATAAAAATGAAATACCTCTAATATTCGCTTACAATTTCAAAAATAATACAGCAAATAAAGATAACGCAATTTCACTAAGTTACTTAATATTAGACTTTGAAAAATCAATTTCAATTCGAGATTTTATAGACAAATACAAAGAATTTCAATTTTATCTTTACACATCATTCTCACACAAAATAAAAGACTCAAGTGATAGATATAGAATCATTATTCCGCTTGACAGAGAATACACAATAGAAGAATATATTGACTATTCAACCAAACTTAAGCTTGAAAAAGGTCATTGTGTTCTTAGCAAATATTTCGAAGGTGTTGATAAATCATGCTTCGGAATTGGATTTGGTCAGAAAGCTCCAGGAGATAATGGATTCTATTTTTACCACATTAACGAGGGGAAAACATTCTCATTCTCAGACATCCCAAAAAGACTGGTAGATAGATTCAAGAGTTCAATAGCAATAGATAAAAGCGTAACATCATTAAAAAACAAACGACAATACACAACAACAAGCACAATGAATGATTCTGAGAAGGTTAAATACTATAAAGAAAAGCTAACCAACACTGTAAAAAGACTCCATCAAGAAAACAATTTTAATTGGAGTAAAACAGGAACTGGTCAAGGAACAGACCAATGGCTATACAAAGCCGCACATAGTTTGGTTAAGTGCAGAGCAGATAGAGACGAAATAATAAACATCCTTTTGTTGATGACTCGCGGAAAAAGAAAACGAGAAATACAACATAAAGTAGATGATGCTATAAAGAAAGTGAATCTATGAACTTGATACTTGGTGATTGTATGGTTGAATTGTTGAAACTTGAATCAGATAGTGTTGATTTGATACTTACAGATATTCCATATGGAGAAGTTAATCAAAAAAGTTCGGGTTTGCGACTACTTGATAGAACTAATGCAGACAAATGCGATTTTGATGTGGATAAACTAATAGATGAATTGTTTAGAATATGTCGAGGTAGTTTCTATATATTTTGTGGATTTGAACAAGTTAGCGGAATTGTTACAAAATTCAAATCTTTAAATTTGTCCACAAGAGTTGGGGTTTGGAACAAAACAAATCCAAGTCCTATGAATGGTCAATATTTGTGGTTGTCTGGTTTGGAGTTGTGTGTGTATGGTAAGAAACCATCGGCAACATTCAACAGTCATTGTAAAAAAGCTATTTGGGAGTATCCTTCTGGACATAGTAAGTTTCACCCGACCGAAAAACCATTAGATTTGTTTACAACATTAATTGAAGCAAGTTCAAATAAAAATGATATAGTTTTAGATTGTTGTATGGGTTCTGGCACAACTGGAGTAGCGTGTGTAAAAACGGATCGGAAGTTTATAGGAATAGAGAGAGAAGATGAATATTACAATATCGCAGAATCCAGAATACAAAAGGCCGAAAAAGAACAATCAAAAACGCAGAATTTAAGAAAATTCGTAAAGGTTCAAAATGGATGATTTAACTCTTATAACTTGCTCATACAACACTCCACTTGTAACAGAAACATTATTCAAATCGTGGCTTTATAAACATCCAGTTCAAACAACAAATGTGATTGTAATGGAAAATTCAACAAACAACCAAACGGCTGAAATGTTGAATTATTACCAGATTCCGTTTATTAGAAATCCAGGAATGCCTCACAGTCCAGCAGTTAATCAAGCTCTAAAAATATGTAAAACAAAATATGCTCTATTACTTGATACTGACATCACATTCAATAAAAATATATTTCCTATAGTAAACAAATTTATTTCCCAAGGTTATACTATCTTAGGGGAGAAGTGTGCCGACCGCGGACCTTACCAACTTTTCCCAAGAATTCATCCGTGGTTTTGTCTGATAAACATTGAAGACATAAACAAAGCCGGAATTAGTTTCCATGACCAAGTAAGAATAGACGCAACAAATTCAAATCAATTTTATGGAAATGTTCCAGTAGCAACTGATAGAGATAATAGAAAATATGATGTTGGTGCTACTTTTTACGAAGACATTCTGAATGCTGGATTGAAAATAGGAAATGGGAAATTTGACACAGAATGGTTCACACATCATGAAGGATTGAGTTGGTATAAACAAGTTGGAGATGATTTGTTGAACAAGGCACATGAATTTAGAATGAAGAGATATGATAGTATGAGAACACTTTATTCAGGAATTCAATTACAAGGAAGATTTAAATGATTAAGATTATCACAGCACATTCAACATATGGTGGGTCTACAACAGCATTTATCAATCTAACAAATCTGTTTAATAATAACGGAATTGAATGTAAGATGTATGGTCCGCATGACTGGCATCTTAACAAGTGTAATTCAGGAATGTTGAATGATTATCGTCCAGAATCTGATGATGTTGTTATTGTTCACTACATGAATCTGGCTGAAAGAATTCAAAGCAAATTAGTTGTTTTGTCTGTCCATGAACAAAATGTGTTTCCTCTAAAGAATGTTAATTTAGCAGCATATGATAAGATTCATTATGTCACACAACACCAATTAGATTACCATGCTGTTGAAAAAGAACATTTCATAATTCCTAATGTTATGGATAGTTTGGTTAGAAATCCAAAACCAACAGAAAAGGTAGCGGGAATTATAGGAACAATCGACCCAAATAAAAATGTTCATATTTCAATAGCAAATGCTTTGAAAGCCGGATTTAAGAAGATAAAGATTTTTGGAAATGTTGGCAATCAAGCATATTTTATTCAGAAGGTAGAACCATATTTGAAAGCATATAGAAATATTGTTTCTCTTGAAGGATTCTGTGAGAACAAACAAGCGATGTATGATTCTATTACCGACGTGTTCTTTTCATCAGAAATGGAATGTTTACCATATGTTATTGGTGAATGTAGAATGACAGGAACGACACTTCATACTATAAAGGGTAAGAATTATGTCAATGGAAAATATGAATTAGACAATCAGAAATTGTTAGCAATATGGAAGGAACATTTAGAAATTCTATGATAACAAAAATTGATATTGATAATGATGCCGTTGTTGGACGATTGGGAAATAAGCTTTTTCAAATCGCAACTGGATATTCTATAGCAAAAGAAATGAACGACGAATTTGCTATCCCTGCTTGGAAATATGCTCATGTTTTTCCTAATGTTAAAATGAAGCAAATTGTTGGGTTTAATAAAATATGGACAGAACCATCATTCACTTATTCAAAGCCACTAATTGAACATTTTTCAGGAACAGTCCAGTTGAATGGATATTTTCAGTCTGATAAGTATTTTTCATCAAGAGAAGACATTGTTAAATTGTTTGAATTTAGCACATATGTAAAGTCTATGGCTTGTATGTATGAGCAGACGAACAATCTACATATTTCTGATTATACAGCTATCCATGTCAGGAGAGGGGATTATACAAATCTAACTCACTACTATGCTGACTTAGCGTCTACAGAATATTACAGAAATGCTATTGAACTATTAGGAGAGAAGAAGTTTGTTGTTTTCTCAGATGATATTGGGTTTTGTTCACAATACTTTTCGCAATTCCAAGGATATGATTTCCACTACGTTGCTGGTAATAACGACCATGTTGATTTGTGTTTGATGTCTAATTGTAAGAATAACATAATCGCAAACAGTTCATTTTCTTGGTGGGGGGCGTATCTAAATCAAAAAAATGGAAAAGTAGTAATGCCTAAAGATTGGTTTGTTTGTGGATTGGATAGTAAAGATTTGTATGTGGAAGGGTGGAATAAGGTATGAAAACTGTAGAAGAACAAATTCAAGAACTTATTGAGAATATTGGAAAAGAGCATAGTGTTCTCAGATATGTTTATAATAATGGTAGTAAATTTGTTCCGGGTGTAAGTCCTGTTTATTATTCGGGTCCGTATTGGGATAACCAAGAAATAACCAGTGCTATTAAAACGTTGTTGACTGGTTCTTGGATTGCCGCTGGGGATGATGTTAGAAAGTTTGAGATTGAATTTGGTAGAAAGTTTAATTCTAAACATTGTTTGATGGTTAATTCTGGAAGCTCCGCAAATCTTGTTATGATAACTTCGGTCAAAAAACATCTTAATTGGAATGACGGAGATGAGATTATAACTTCTGTAGTTGGGTTTCCTACAACTGTAGCGCCTATTACTCAGAATAACTTAATCCCGGTTTTTGTTGACATTGAGATGGACAGTCTTAATTTTGATTTGGATTTAATTGAATCAAAAATAACAGATAAAACAAAAGCTATTTTTCTTTCACCGGTTCTTGGAAATCCTCCTGATATGGAAAAACTTGTAGATATTTGTTCTCGTAACAACATAATTCTTCTTTTGGATGATTGTGATTCATTGGGAACAAAATGGAATGATATTGACATAAGTGAATATGCGTTTGCGTCTACTACAAGTTTTTACGCATCTCATATTATTTCAACAGGTCATGGAGGAATGATATTTTCAAATAATAAAGAATTGATGGAACTTTGTAGAAGTTTCTCTTCTTGGGGTCGGGCTTGTACATCATGTATTGCTGCTGGCAACCTTCTTCCAAATGGTGCGTGTGGTCATCGTTTTGACACATGGTTATCTCCAGGATATGATGGTGTTATTGACCACAAATATATTTTTGAAAATGTTGGGTATAATTTACAACCATTAGATATGCAGGGTTCTATTGGTTTGGTTCAATTGAAAAAGTTTGACGAAATTCATACAAAGAGAATTTCAAATAAAGAACGAATTGCCAAATGTATTCTTGAAAATTTAGATGTTCATGTTCCTACAAATCTTCCAGAAGCCGAGACATCTTGGTTTGGTGTTCCGTTCGTCTGTAAGTCAAGAGAACAAAAAGAAAAACTTGTTGTTTATTTTGAAGAAAGAAAAGTCCAGACAAGACATTACTTTGCTGGAAATCTTCTTCTACATCCTGGATATAGACACCTTGGTAATTGGGAAGAATATCAGGAAGCTAATAAAGTTCTGTCGCACGTTTTCTTTATTGGTTGCACTCCTCAATACACCGAAGATATTCTACAATATATCGAAAAAGTAATAAGGGAATACAAATGAAAAGATATCTAATTCTTGGAGATGGTCTACTTGGTTCAGAAATAAGAAAACAAACAGGTTGGGATTATATTTCCCGCAAATCTTCAGGATTAGATTTCGATGACAATTTTGAGAAATATTGTAGAAAAATAGATGAGTATGATGTTGTTGTTAATTGTATAGCATTTACTAATACATATTCAGATGATAAAGAAACACACTGGGATGTTAATTACCGCAGGACATGTGATTTGGTTGACTATTGTTGTTCTACAAAAAAGAAACTAATTCATATTTCAACAGATTATGTTTACTCTGGTTCAGTTGAAAATGCGTCGGAAGAAGATGTTCCAGTTCATTGTGGGAATTGGTATGGGTATACTAAACTAATTTCCGATGCGTATGTTCAACTAAGAAGCTGGAGATATCTTTTAATTAGAACATCATTTAAACCAACCCCATTTCCATATCCAAAAGCTATAACCACCCAGGTAGGTAATTTTGATTATGTTGATGTTATTTGTGAAAAGATAATACACCTCATAAACAAGAATAAAGATGGGGTGTATAATGTTGGAACGGAAACAAAAACAATAGCAGATTTGGCCAGACAAACTAAAGAAGTTGAAGAAGTAAATACAATTATCCACGAAACGATGCCACGAAATATAACGATGGACTGTAGGAAAATGAGGGATGTATGATTGTTGGAAGAGGTATGATTGGTAGTTATTTTAATTCAAAATATTCTAATAACAATCATATTATATTTGCTTCGGGGGTTTCAAATTCAATGTGTGTTGATGTTAATGAATACAAAAGAGAATTTGAACTTATAAAAACAACCATACAAAACAACCCTGATAAAAAAATAATATATTTTTCGAGTGTGTTTGTTGGTTATGTTGACAATATGTATTACAAACACAAACAGGATATGGAAAATTATATTTTAACGAGAGACGATTCGTTAATTTTTAGAATACCTCAACTAATAGGCCATGGTGGTAATTCCAAAAATCTGTTCAATTACTTAAAACAATCAATACAAATGGGTTCGGAAATAAGAACTAATTCTAAAATAATGAGAGCATTTTTAGATATATCTGACCTATTTAATATTGTGAATTTGTGCTCATACGAATCCGGAATTTTAACAATATCATATATAGAGAAAATAAAAGTTTTGGATATTTGTAAAATTATAGCCAAACAATTAAAAACGGAAGAACGTATAATTGTAGATGATAGTTTCGTATCGGATGAATTTTTCCCACAAAACAGTAACATAGTTGATGAAGCTATTAACAAATTAGAAATTAGTAAGTTAGATTACAATGAAAGGGTGATTAGAAAATATCTATGAAAATTTTAACAGGATTCTATAACGCCGAAAAGTTTATTGAGCTATCTTTGAAAACTATAATGAATCAAAGTTACAAAGACTTTACCTGCTACATAACACATGACTTATCAACAGATAATTCTCCTGATATAGTTAGAAGAGTAATTAAAGACGACCCTCGTTTTATTTTAATGCCTGACAACAACAAGAAATTATATCAAGCAGGAAATTTTGATACAACCATAAGAAACAATCCAGATATTATGGATAATGATGTTTGTATTGAAGTTGACGGCGATGATTGGCTACCAGATGCTGATGTGTTTTCGCGTATCCATAAAGTTTACGAAGACCAGAATGTTTGGATAGCAAATGGTTGTTTTCAATATTCGACGGGACATTTGGGATTCGCTTCTCCACAAACAGATTTTCAAAACATTAGACAAAATCAATTCACCGCATCTCACATAAGAACTTGGAGAGCTTTTCTTTGGAGAGCTATAAAACAAGAAGATTTGAAAGATGAAAATGGGAACTACTGGCAGTGGTCAGGAGATTTGTGTTTTATGTTTCCTATGTTGGAAATGGCTGGACCTGAGCACTATAGATTCATGAATCAAATCAATTATATCTATAACGAAACCAATCCCATCAATGAACACAAAGTTGATATGAGTATGGTAACAAACCACGCAATGAGAATAAGAAACAAGATTCCATATAGTAGGTTGGTTAGATGAAATTGTCTTTGTGTATTCCAACATATGAATATAATGGGAATAGCAAATTCTTGTTGTCTCGCCTATTGAATTCAATTAAGTTACAAACAACAACTGATTTTGAAATAGTTATATCCGACCAATCTACAAATTCAGATGTTTGTGATGTTTGTCAAGAGTTTGATTTAAATATAAAATATGTCAAATGTGATTTGGGTGGAAAATCATCATACAATATAAACAACGCAATAAAACATGCTTCTGGAGAATATATAAAACCTATTTGGATGGATGATTTTATTCTCAATAGAAACACAATAACAACATTGAACGACAATTTGGATAGTTGTTATTGGGGTGCCGTTGATTTTATTCATATAGATGATAATAAACAAATGTTTAATTATATGATGCCAAATTACACAACGGATATTTTGAGTGGCAATAATAGAATTGGCGGCCCTTCCGTTTGTTTTTTCAAGAACGACGGTAACTTTTTTGATGAAGAATTGATATGGTTCATGGATTGTGATTTTTATTTCCGACTGAATAAAAAACACCAACCACTATTTTTATCTGTTGATTCTACTCCTAGTATGTGTATTTCAACTGAGAACCAGTTTGGGTCAATTACAAATACAATGATATCTCAGGAGCTTATAAATAAAGAAGCGGAATATCTCAGAAAGAAGTATATATGATTGTTGTTGAATTGTGGAATGGTCAAGGTTTAGGAAATCAACTACATTGCTATATTACAGCAAGAGCAGTTGCAGAAAGAAATAATTTTGAATTTGGTGTTCAGAGTCCAGAAAGATTCAAAGGAAGTTCTTTTATAAATCTTAATTCTGGATTACTTGTGACAGGTGGCCGAACAGATGTTGAAGGACAACCACCAATTACCCTTCCAGATAACATTTCGCATTATTACAGAGAACACTCAATAAGAAATTCGTTTGGTGATGATGTAACTCCATATGACCAAAATATTTTCAAAGTCGGAGATAATACTAAACTTGATGGGTTGCTTCAAGGAGAAGAATATTTTTTAGAGTTTCGGGATTTGATTCGCACCGATTGGTTGAAAGTTGATTTGTTTGAACTTCCGGAAAATTTATGTGTTATAAATTTCAGAGGTGGAGAATACACTAACTACCCAAGGTTTTTCTTAACTGAAAAATATTGGGATGATGCTATTACAAATATGTTGTCTATTAGGAATGATATGAGTTTTGTGGTTGTTACCGATGATGTTTATTCAGCAACAAGAGTATTTTCAAAATATAATATTCCTGTAACACATGATATGTCTACAGATTACAGAATGATTCAATCAGCTCATTACCTTATTCTTTCTAATTCATCCTTTGCGTTCTATCCAGCTTGGCTGAATACAAACTCAAAATTTACAATTGCTCCGAGATATTGGGGTAGACATAATGTAAGTGATGGTTTTTGGAGTATTGACCAGAATTACACAAAAGGCTGGACGTATCAAGATAGAGACGGAAACCTAAGCGCGGAGAAATAAAATGGTATATGATATTTTTACATTCTTTTATGAATTAGATTTGCTGGAACTTAGGTTAAATATTTTAGATTCTGTTGTTGATAAGTTTGTTATTATAGAAGCAACAGAAACATTTATGGGCGAACCAAAAGAATTGTTTTTTCAAAATAACAAAGAACGCTTCGCAAAGTGGCAAGACAAAATAATACATTATGTTATTGACGATTTTCCAAATGATTTGGAATTATTGGAAATGGCGAAACGAAGCCCTAATGTCGGCGCTGGAGAACATTGGTGGGTTCGTGAATTTTATCAAAAGGAAAGTATTAAAAAGGCGTTGGTTAATTTACAAGATACTGATGTTTGTATTGTATCGGACCTTGACGAAATATGGAATCCCAACCTAAAATTTGATTTGTCAGTTTGTGATTTATATAGACCAACACTTTCATCATATTTATATTATCTTAACTACAAGACTAACGCAAATAAATTGATGTTCACCGGACCAATAATTACTACATATAAAACAATTAAAGCTTCGTGTTTGAATCATCTACGAACCAGAAGCATGACAACATTTATAGAGTTGGAAAATGGAGGATGGCATTTTGAAGCATTTGGAGGTAGGAACGGTGCGGCTACAAAAATAAACACTGTTAAACATCCGGATTATTACAATACCCCCAATCTAAATAATAATTTAGAATATCGTCTGGCTGTATTAAGTGATTATAAAGGTCGGCAGTTAAATTGTTTTGTTGATAATACAAATTTACCAGAATATGTTTTAGATAATGAAGAACTATTGAAAGAGAAAGGATTTATTTTATAATGAGCACTCCATTTTTAGTTGTTAGTCAATGGAATAACGACGTGTCTTGGATTCCAAAATACTCAGACAAATATGTTATTTATGACAAATCAAATACATTACCTGAATCTGCGAATGTGTTAAAAGTTCCTAATGTTGGACATAATTTATTTGATATTTTTCATTACATATATAATAATTACGAAGATTTACCAGAGATAGTTGCGTTTCTTGAAGGTCATCCGTTTGACCATTGTAACGAAGAGAAACTAGGTAGATTGTTACAAAATAAATTTTTCACAGCATTAGAATCATACGAAACTGCACCAGAATATCACGCTCATATAAAATGTTCGGATGGTGGTTTTATGGAAATAAATAATTCGTGGTATGTTATGTCTCACCAAAATAGACATTTATCTATTCTTCAAACATATAACGAAATGCTTGATTATGTTTTTACAAATGCTACAAAACCTCAATGGGTAAGATTCGCTCCTGGAGGTATGTATCTTGTGGAACGAGATAGGTTATTACATTATCCAAAAGAATGGTGGTATAAATTAATGATGATTGTCTCGAGAGATTCAAATCAAGCAGAAGCATATATATTTGAGAGAATGTTGTGGACTATATTCAGTTGTGTTTTCGAAGCTAAACTATAAAGGAAAAAAATGGAAATTGAACAAGCTTTTCAGGATGCTAAAATTAGAGGTGTTGATATTTGTGAACATCTTGACAATATAGTCGAATTGTGTAAATCATCAGATACTATTGTTGAATTGGGTGTTCGGACAATGGTGTCAACGTTTGCGTTTATAAAAGCAAAACCAAATAAATTATATTCATATGATATTGTTCATCCTCACGATTATCGGAATATTGGTCAGGTTGTTCCGGATATTGATACAGTTAAAGCAATGGCATTAGACAACGGGGTTGTTTTTGAATTTGAAGTTGGTTCGTCACTTGAAATAACTATTCCTAAATGTGATGTTTTGTTTATTGACACATTACATGAATACAATCAGTTAAAACAAGAGTTGGAATTACACAATAATAATGTAAAGAATTTTATAATATTACATGACACTACATCATTTCCAGAATTAAACAAGGCAATTTCGGAATTTTTGGATTCGGCAGATGATTGGGAAATTTTGAAAGTTTATACTAACAATAATGGATTGACTATACTAAAACGAACTTCTTTATAAAATCTTTCTTATAAATTGGAGTCGGATTAGCTTTAGTTTTTCTTGATAAAATATGTGCGTGGTGAGGGGCTAAGTCGGACAACTGCTTAGTCCCTTTTCGTATTCTCAATTCTTCAACGAGTAACATTCCGAGCCAAAAAGCGTCAATTATATCACTTAAAGGACTTATACCATCCTTGTTTCGCAATCCAGCAAATTGACCTTTTCCATGAACTTTTATTTGTGGCAAGTCGGACAAATCTAACATGTGTGAATTTGAATCAGAAACAAACGCATCAAACATCTCTGGCTTCTGAGCTTTTCCGGAATTAGTGGCAAACATTTTCAAAGTCAATGGTTCAATCAATCTAACTTGTGTTCCATTTATAACAGCTTCGAATTTGATTTGGGAACAGAACTCAGCGAGCATGAAAGTCAATCCGCTCCCAAAAAGTGAGTAATCTTCGAATGCCGCATATTCACAATCAGCAATAAATGGCCAGATGTGCTCCATCATCATTATTGTTCGGTTGTAGAAGTCGTATTTCTCGGAGTCGTATGATACAATGTTTTTGAAAGTGGGAACTTCCCAATCCTTTTTCTTCTTAGGAACGGTATATTCAAAAAAACCTAAACGTTCTATTTCTAAAATGTCGAGGTTTGAATCTAATGTAAATTTAACTAACCCAGTTGAATGGGGGGATGCGTCTACGCCTACAATTTTCATGATTGTCTTTCTATAACTTAACAGTATTTACAATTTTCAAAATATCTGGATTGTATACAACCAGCCATTTAACATCGTTTTTCTTTTCGATTAACAATCCGTCTATACCACCACGTACAAGATATTTCATTAGTAACTGTTCATCACCCATATAACAATCCGCCCAAACATTTAGAATCATTTCTTTTAGATTTTCACTTGAATCTAAGATAGATTGTCTTAACATGTTAAATGCCCTGGTTGGATTCTCATCCCAATTGGTTAATTTGTCTTCTTTGTCAGGCATTCTTCTCATTAACGACCCAGCAAATTCGTCTCTAAATTTTGCTGATTCTTTTCTAATTCCGCTTTTTCTAACCAATTTAATTTCTTTAAGAAAACCACTTTGTTCTTTATTGATTATACCATATCGTTCGGCATCATTTTTGTCAGTTGTTAGGTAGAACCCCGGCCCTTCTTGAGCTATAGATTCTTTTGTTATAGCATAGTTTATATCAAATTTGCCAAAGTCCACTTTACTTCCGTGATACCAAATATCTGGGAGTTTAACAGATTCCATAAAATAAACTTGACGAAATTTCATTTCTTTTTAGCCTTCTTCATATTTTCGAGAGCGAGTTCCATACGAATACATACAGACTTAAACCTTGGATTTTTATTCTTCAGTTCATTAATTTTTGCTTGATATGCCTTCTCATCTACTTCGCCTTCTTTGTCAGCGAGTTCAAAATCTTCCGGGCGAACACCTGTTAATACTTCGTGAACAACTCCTTCTAAACCAAGAGTGTTTGTTCTTTTGGTTGATAGAAGTTCATCTACAACAAATTCGGCTGTAGATGGGTTTGTTAATTCGCTAATATCTTTATGAAGATTGGTTAGCAACTTTTCAATTCCATCATTAGTTTTCAGATGTTCGCGAAACTTCATTTTTAGAAGCCTGAACCAGAATGTTCTTTAGAATAGTCCAGAGCTGCTTGAAGATTAGAAACTATTAGATTACATTTCTTAATAGCATCTTCAATAAAACGCTCCTTCTCACCCTTAGAGTTTGCGACCTTAGCTTTGTTGATAGCTTCGGTAAGTTCACGAACAACGATACGGGCATTTTTAACATTATTTGCTACAATCTTCTCTTCCTGACCTTCACAAACAAGTCCAAATAGAGCAGCAGCTTCTTCAAGATTATTCATCATTTTTCTCCTCGGACATCCAATAGATAGTCCGCTGTTTTATATGTTTTAGTCACATCGTTAGCTTTACGAGCAGCTTCTTCTTTTGATTTGATAGCTGCTTCTTTCTTCATGTTTTCGATAGTTATCTTACGAACCTTTTCAGCTTCGATAATAAAATCTAAAGAATTATCATTCATAAATATTCCTCTTGGTAGTATTTATAAATATTAACATACAGAGGAATTATAAATGAACACTAAAGAAATTCTGAAATATGTAGAAGCAATCAAGGGTGAGCTTGCTGATGTTAAAGCAAGAGCTGGAGCTTCAGAAACATATACTCCTAAAGTAAAGAAACACGTCGATGATACCATTGAAAAGATTCTTACTCAAAGCGACACTCTATCTCAGGAAAGTTTGGCTATCGCTATTGACAATCTAATTCACATTGTTAAGGGAAACCGTGAACTTATTAAGCTACCTAAACTAAAGTTTGTTGCTGATAAACTTGACACTCTAACACATGATTGGATTGCTGCTACTTATGGTGACAGAACCAGTTTTGATAGAGACAGTGAAGATGAGAAGAAAGATAAGAAAATTAAGCAGGATGAAAAAGAACGTCGGGCTAAGGAAGATGAAGAAAATAAGAATTCAAAGACAACAAAGTATTTCAAGCTTCTAAAAGATATTGGCGAAGCATCTGTCCGCGCTCAAGAATTCATCCACAACTTCAAAATTACCGGAGACGATGACGCTAAGAAGGAATTAGAACAGAAAGTAGCAGACGCTAAAGAAAAACTTCCAAATCTTGAACGCATATTTAAGAAACTTAAGTCTGAGTTGTCTGATGAAATGGACAAGGAAGATGTTAAGAGTCTATTGACACTTGCTAATAAAATGAAGACAACTTTTGAGCCAACAATTCTTGGGGATATTGTTGATAGAGTTTCTAAGAAAGTTGCCAAGTTCGTTATGACCGAATCCGAAGCTGGTCTTGAAATGATTCTTGAGCATTTTTCTGAAGAAACTATTGACGAAGCTAAGAAAGAAAAGAAGTGGAATTTTGAGAAGAAAGAAGATTCCGAAGAAGACAAAGAAACTTCTGCTGATGACGAAACTTCTGAAGAAGAATCAGAAGAGAAGCCAAAGAAGAAAAAGAAAGCTAAGAAAGAGATTTCCGAATCTTATTACGATGCTACAAACTGGCTACTGTAAGTTTTAATTGAAATTTTGAAAATGAAGCCTGGGCCAAAAACTCAGGCTTTTTTATTGAACTGATTTACAAACTCAGCAGACATATTTTTATCAACCGAAATGAATGGAATGAATTGACTTAGAATTAGCTGTTGAAACTTTCGTTGATTTCTCATAATTCTTTGAGCAGTTCCACCTTGAGTTACAATATTCTTATTACTTAGAAATTTCCGATATGCCAAAATCTTCGCGCTCAAGTCCCACAAACTCTTCACCAGATTTACCCCAATCTTTCTCTTACTCGCCAACAACATGATTTTGTTTATGTCAGCCAGAATACCAAGCATCTGTTTATTAAATTCTAAATAAACTTCCCTATCAACATCTACAGGCTCAACCTTTTCTTTTTTAATGATTGGTTGAACTTCTTCTTTAGGTGGTTCGGGTTTGATTGGTTCTAATTTTTCAACATTGAACGATGGTTCTTGCTCAAGTAAGTCTGCGAATTTCATATATTTCCTTTACACTAAATATTTATCCACTGTTAAGATAGATGTAGAGAAAGAAGCCCAAATGACCCTAACTAAATTCGTAAAAAAGTCCAATAAGAATGAGGGACCAACCTTAATACTTGACTGTCACAATTTCATTTTCAGGGTTCTTTTTGTAGCCCTATCTCATTCAAAGAAGTTTCACGAAGATATCAACGAAACGGATTTCTCGTATTGGAAGTTTCTTTTCACCAAGTCTATCATGACAACTATTAAAGAATTCGCTCCTAAACATATCATCATCGCCATGGATAAATCGTCATGGAGAAAAGATGTCTATAAAGAATATAAGGCTAATAGAAAAGTATCAAGAGATGCGTCTGCTGTCGATTTTGATAAGTTCTTTCAAGTCGTAGAAATCTTTTTCGAAGACCTAAAGAATACACTTACAAACATCGCTTTTATCAGAATTGAAAAGTGTGAAGCAGATGATATTATCGCTATTCTTTCAAAAGATGTTATCAAGACAAATATTGTTATCGTTTCAACTGATAAAGATTTGAATCAACTTCTACAATATCAAAATGTTAAACAATATGACCCAATTAACAAGAAATATTTCAACGTAACAAACCCAATCCAAGAACTAAACATTAAAGTTTTAACAGGTGACGCAGGAGATAATATTCCAGGAATCATGCCAAAATGCGGACCAGTCAAAGCGGCTAAACTTATTAACGAAGGACTCATCACAGTCACAACAAATACAGTTCTAATGACAAACTACACAAGAAATAGACAACTAATAGATTTCAACTTCATCCCTAAAGAAATCGAAACAGTTATCAAGGATGAGTATAATAAATATTCCTACAAACCTTTAGATGGTCGGAAATTGTTTAACTTCTTCATCAAACACAAGCTCTCAGCAATGTTAGAAGATGTTCAAGAACTTTCCGAAATGCTGAAACGGAGCGAACCTTGCGTCACCACGAACCACGAAATTATGACCGAAGAAAATACAATCTAATAAATGCTCAAAAATATTTCGGACCAAAACATCCAGAACATAAATCAGCTTTTGAACTAAGAATGATGGAATGGTGTGATAAGAACGCAAATGTAGTTAGGTGGGCTTATGAACCGTATTGTATTCAATATGTTAACAAAATGGTCCCAGGTTTGCCAGATTGGACATGTGAACTTGTAGATAACAAACAACACAAATATTATATTGATTTTCATGTTGAACTAATAGATGAACAAGGAAAAACCAAAACCTACATCATCGAAATAAAACCAAATAGAATGACAATCCAACCCAAAGAGCCGAAAAAGAAATCAAGACCAGCCGTAATAAGATATGTAAATGAAATGAAAGAGTTTATAAAAAATCAAAATAAATGGGCTGTCGCAAATGAATTCTGTAAGCAAAAAGGGTATGAGTTTAAAATACTAACAGAAAAAAATCTGTTTTACTGAAGGAGAAGAGGAGAAAACGATGGGATATAAATATGATAGCCTTTCTGTAGACACTTGGGAAAAGAATTATAAAGCACCGAATGAAACAGAGAGAGAGCAGTTGTGGAGCCGCTGCGCGAAAACAGCTGCTTCTTCAGAAAAAGATGAACAGAAAGACGAAATAGAAAAGAAATTTTACAACCTTTTTGAAAATGATAAGTTTGTTGCTGGTGGTCGAATAATGGCAAATATGGGTGTTGGTGGTAGAAACAAAACCACTCTTTATAATTGTTATGTTCACAATCCTGGCGATATCGGAATGAAAGACCCTGACTCGATTGAAGGAATTTATAGTCTTTTGAAAGCACAGGCGCGAACGCTCCAGTCAGAAGGCGGTTACGGCCTGAATGCTTCGTTTATTCGTCCGGCAGGATTGTATATTGAAGGAATTGGTTCTCGCTCCCCAGGTGTTCTAAAGTTTATGGAATTGTGGGATAAGAGTTCCGAAATTATTACCATGGGGTCTACTAAAATTCTTGGTGAGAAAAAGAAGAATGAAAAGACCAAAATTAGAAAAGGCGCACAGATGCTGGTTCTTGATGTTTGGCATCCTGACATTGAAGAATTTATTATTGCGAAACAGACACCTGGACGATTGACAAAATTCAATATGAGTGTTGGTGTTACAACAGGCTTTATGGATGCGGTTAAGAATAGTTTAACTTGGGACTTAGTATATCCAGACACAACAATTGCTGAATATAAAACAGAATGGACAGGAGATATTGAAGCTTGGAAATCTTCAAATTATCCAGTTATTGTTTATAAGACAATAAATGCCAAAGATTTGTGGGAGACTATTATGACTTCTACATACAACCGAGCAGAACCCGGAGTTTTGAATTTGGATTTGGCAAATAAACTAAATCCATGTTATTATGCTGAAAAAATAGCTACTTCGAATCCTTGTGGGGAAATTGTAATGTCCACAGGAGTCTGCAATTTAGCTTCATTCAATCTACCAATGTATGTTGTAAAAGATGAAACTGGTGTTTGGTTTGACTTTGATTCGTTTGGAGAAGATATCTATTGGGGGGTTCGGTTTCTTGATAATGTCAATGACGTTTCAACAACACCTCTTCAAGAATATGATACTGCGGTAAAACAAAAACGCCGTATTGGTTTGGGTATTATGGGTCTTGGCTCTCTTCATTTTATGTTGGGGTTGCGTTATGGTTCAGAAGAATCGTTACAATTCATTCAGAAATTGTATAAATTGAAGAGTGAGAAGGAGATTTTGGCATCTGCTGAAATTGGAAAAGAAAAAGGTTCGTTTGAACTGTTTGACAAGGAGAAACACTTTGACTCATATTGGTGGAAGAATCTCAACATTTCCACTTCCGTAAAAGAACAAGTTCAATCAATTGGATGTATGCGAAATTCTCACCAATCTATGAATGCTCCTACTGGAAATACAGGAATATATGCCAAGAATGTCTCGGGTGGAATCGAACCAGTATTCTCAGCTGGATATTCTCGCTGGTCGGTTGTTCCGGAATTTGATAGGCGTCTCTTGTTAGAATCGGGACTTGTATTTCCAGACATTTCAAAATCAGAGTGGTTTGAAACAGAACATTTCAAATACTCTTCAAGAGGAAATGAACAAATTCTAAAAGGTTCATTTGGTGGAAAGAATTATGAGATAGATAAGAGTCGTGGATTGACAGTTGAAAATCCAGTCTATGATTTTGGATGGAAGTTTGTTTTGGAGAATTATACACCAGAACAAATCAAACAAATGAGCGATGCTGGGATATTTGCTACAGCCCAAAATCTTGAAGTTGAAGACCACACAACTGTTCTGGAAATAATTGCCCACTATACAAATCAATCAAATTCAAAGACTATAAATGTTCCAAATGATTATTCGTATGATAAATTCAAAGACATTTATATGAAGGCTTATGATGCTGGTATAAAGGGTATTACTACATATCGTGAAGGAACTATGACGGCTGTTTTGGAAGTTGTAAAAGATTCAAAACCTGAAACAAAAGAATCTTTCGTTGAACATAACGCACCTAAGCGTCCAGAATCTCTTGATTGCGATATTCACCAAGTTAAGATTAAGGGCGAAGCATGGACTATTTTTGTTGGGTTGATGGATGGAAAGCCTTACGAAATCATGGGTGGAAAATCTTCATTCGTTAACATTTCCAAGAAGATTGTGAAAGGTAAGCTGGTTAAGAATTCAAAGAAAGCTGGCTCAAGCAAGTCCATTTACGACTTACATTATGGTGACGAAGATGCTCCTACTATTATCAAAGATGTAGTTAGAACATTTGAAAATCCAACAGAAGGTGAGTTTTCTAGAATGGTTTCGCTTGCTCTTAGACACGGAAGTCCCGTTCAGTATGTTGTCGAACAATTACAGAAAGATGAAGAAGGTGATTTGTATAGCTTCTCCAAAGTTCTTTCAAGAGTTCTAAAGACATATATAAAAACAGGACTGAAGGTAACTGGTAAGGTGTGTCCAGAATGCGGAAGTGATAAATTGATTTATATTGATGGGTGTTGCTCATGTTCAATTTGCTCGTGGCAAAAATGTTCTTAATTTAACAAAATATACTCAAGACTCATTTCAAACGAAGTGAGTCTTTTCTTTTATAAATAACTAAAACAGGAGAATGATTAAAGATGAAATTTAGAAATTACCTTCACACCAATATGCTTTGCGAAGAACTTGTTGAATCTGTTTCGGAAGACAAGATTGAACTTTTTGCGGAATCTATCTATATGGTTGAAGCTGAATTGAATGAACTACTTGGTCTTGGAAAGCTTGGAGAAAAGCTAAAGTCTTTGAACGCCAGAGGTGATAAGGCTGTAGAGACTGCTAAGGAAAAGGGAAAAGAAGTTCTTGACACTGCTAAGTATGCTGCTAAGAACATGGCAAGAGAAGCTGGTGAAAAGATTGCTACTGATGCTAAAGAAGTTGCTAAGGCTCACAAGGAAATTGCTCAGGCTGCTGGAAAGGCTGTTGTTGGCGCATTCACCAAATCTCAAGAAGCAATTAAAGATATTTGGGGCAAGGCAACTGGTCTAACTCCTGAGCAAACTGAAACTGTCAAAGATTTGGAATCTATTTTCAAGAAGATGGGTTCTGGAAAGTTCTTGTCTGGTCCTGAATCTGTTAAAGTTCTTGCCGCTGTTTTGGCTGGTGGAACATCCAAACAAGTTCCGTCTTTCAAGGCTTATTCAAAGCAGCTTGAACGTCTTCAGGGAATTCCTGGACTTGCTTCTGTCCGTCTAACTGTTAAGAGTGGTAAGGCATAAGTTTTAAAAAATTGGTGTTTTGATTGGAACCATTTCTGAAAAGAGATGGTTTTCTTTTTCGATGATAAATAATTGTATGAACTTCAAATCTTTTTATTTAACAGAAAATGAAATAACAACTTTTCAGAATTCATTGAAAGAGAAATACAATCTTCAAGAACTGTATTTGATTCGTAAGAACGATGATTTGATTTTGGATACTATTATTGTTTCTAAGAAAGATAGGAAACAGGGTGTTGGTTCGTCTGTTTTAAAAGAGTTGTGTAAATATGCTGATGAGAATAAATTAAGAATGCTTTTGACCGCAGCTGTTAAAGATGATTTCCACGGAACTACTTCAAATTCAAGATTGAAAACATTCTACAAGAGATTTGGATTTGTTGAGAATAAAGGTAGACACAAAGATTTTACCACAAGATATACTATGATTCGTCCAGTTGGAGCTAAATTACCATGAATTTCAAACAATTTTATTTGACAGAATCCGAAAAATATCCAACCCCGGATTCTGAATCTAAATCATACTATTTGAAACGACTAAAAGAAACTTGGTATCATGGAAGCTATGATAAGTTTGATAAATTTTCAGGTCATACATTTGTTTCGTCTGAAGGAATCGCTGCAAGTTATGGTTATGATGGTTATTTGTATAAATGTAAACTTCGTGTAAAAACACCATTTCTATTTGTTGAGAATAACGAGCGATTGAAATCTACAGGTTCTGATGGAAAAGGAATGAAACTTGCTGGAACTGATGAAGAATTGAGAGATTTTTTCAGAGATGAATTATTAAAAGGACTTCCAGACTCACAACTAAAACATTTTGATTCGGCATATGCTAAGTCTGGTCCAAGTGTTCCATCATCTATGTTAAATAAACTTGGTGGTTCTTATGATTCTATATGGGAAATTATTTACAAAAACTTAAAACGACTTGGGTTTGATTCAATTATGTTTATGGATGAGCGATTTGATAAACAAGGAAGAGATATTGCTTGTATAGTATTAAATCCAAAAGATGTTGATATTATCGGTGTTACAGAAATTGATGATCGTGGGAAATTTGATTTAGATTTTATTGAGGAAGATAAATGAACTTCAAAACATTTTATTTAACAGAATCATCTCCAGAATATCCAGCAATCAAAATGTTTGTTGATAAAATTGAAAAGACGATGAAGGATTTCTCAAAGAATCGTTCTCGTTATGAAAAATACGAATTTAGCGATGGATATTTAATTCCTTTGAAAGATATTATTGATTCTAAAAAGTTCCCTAAGAATGGGTTTCTTGATTCTATGGTTAGTGGGAAGTTGTTCTTAGCTTATGGCGACCTTTCATTCTCAGGAACACCAATTCTAAAATATCACAAAACACAAAAAGATGGAACCAAAAAAGAAATGACTGCATCTGCGTTGTATTTGAAGAAAGATAAACTCGTAGCTATTCCATTCATATCGGAAAAGAACAATACAACATTTGATTCTAAGTTGGGTAAAATCGTTTCAACTCTGCTTCATGAATTAACACATGCTGCACAAGATTCTCGTGGTGAAGAAATGAAAAGAACCGGACATCTATCAGAAAAAGATTGGTATGATGACAAAAACGAAAGAGAAGCTATTCTAAATCAAATACACACAGAAATTGAAGACCTAATTTCATCAAAGATTAAAACATATAAAACTGACAGAGAAGAATTTAATAGCACCAAAGACAAAGATTTCTTAAAAGAATATATACAGATAAATAATGAATTGGTTAACATGTTCGAAGATGTTGATGAATTTGAGAAATGGCTGAATGGAAATAGATGGGCTATTAAATATGTTAATTCTGTATTAGATGAAAGAATTGATTATTTGAAAAAATTCCACGACGATGTTTGGAATGATTTCGTTCTTGAGACTTATACAGAATTGAAAAAGAAATTTAAGAATGTGCTCCCTACAAAGATATTAAGGTATGGTAAATAAGAATATGAGTTTCAATTCTTTCTATCTAACCGAATCAGTCAAAGACGAGACAAAATCAAATGTCTTTTCTATTTCATCTAACAAAAAATCAATCATAATTAAAAAGATAGTTGCTCCTATTGTTAAAGCTTCAGGAGTCAAAGCATTGTTAGAATTGTTCTCAGTAGCTAAAAAGAAAAAGAAGAAATTGGAAGTAGATATTGGAACGAATTTTGACCAGTTTTGTGAAGAATTGAAATTGATGGAATATACAGATGGGATTAGATTGGTCGCAGCTATTCTTTTAGAGGATGGAAGATGAAATTCAAATCATTTTATTTGTCGGAATCATTAGTTACAGAGAATTCATTAGGTCAACCAATACATTCTACAGAAGAAGGAATAAAGAATTTTTGGATTTGGTTTGGCTCATCAAAAACAGTTGATTCTAAAGGTCGTCCAATAGTTTATTTTCACGGAACATCTATAGATTTTGATAAATTTGAACTGCCTTGGGATAGAGAAGACTGGGATGAAAATAATAATGATTCGGATGGCTGGACTGGTGGGAATTTAGGACATGGATTTTATTTCACAGATGATAAAAACTACGCCAAGAGGTTTGGAAAAGTAAAAGAATTCTATCTGAAAATTGATAAGTTGTGGGATTTGAGAGACGAAGACGAAATCAAAGAACTTAAATCAGAATTTGTTGAGATGGAAGATGATTTAGTTTATGGAACCTACGGCGAAGCTATTGAGAAATTGATGAAACAAAACAAGTATGATGGTGTTATCGCTGAAGATGTTGGTGGATTTGCTTATGGTGCTTCGGAAATAATGGTTCCTAAAGCTAAACAGATAAAATCTACAGATAATAATGGGAAGTTCTCAAATAGCGATGAATATAAAAAGTAATAAATAATTACATGAACTTCAAATCTTTTTATTTATCAGAAAATGAGAAAGCTTCTTGGTTGGGTAGTTGTATTAACTTTCGTCGCAAATCTCCAGAGAACGAAAAGATTTGGCAGAATATAATGGCTATAAAAAAGAAAATTTCTGAAAAAGAATTTCTTAAAAACGTAACTATAGAAGATTTACTTGACCATAATGAAACTTGGGAAGATTGGAAAGAAACCAATTCAGATGACCATATCAATCTTTATAAGTCTGGAGATTATTATTTCATTCAGAACAAAGGATTTGAATATCTCTGGAAAAAGAATTCTATTAATGAACAGATTATAACAGAAGCTTCTCAAGAATATAATATCGCTAAGTTTTTATCTGATAAAATAATTAAACAGCTTCGGGATATGTCGTATACAGCCAAAACTCATCCAGAACGATATAAAGACACCAAACAGAAGTGGGTTGGTTCTCATGAAATTCCGATGAAAAAGTTTATCAAAGATTTAAATATTCCTAAAGGTAAGTTATTTGATTTTCTATCTATTATGAAGTTGTATCTTGATTATGGTGAATTGGACAAATTTTCAAAAACTCCATTTCTAAAAGTATATGGTGGAAGAAAAGCGGGTGGATATTACGAACCAAAAGGGGATTTTGGTATACATATTCCGTTCATTGATTCAAAAACAGGATTACCATTTACTCAATATTTTGATGATTTTTATTCTACAATTCTTCATGAACTAACACACGCAATTCAAGATTTTCAAGGAACCATAACAAAAGAAGGAACTGCCAAAACAAACCAAGAAGAATGGTTTTTAGATAAGAGTGAACGAGAGGCATATATTCATGAAATGTATAGACATCTTCAAGAATATGTATCTGGATTGGTTTCGGAAATGAAGAACTTTCGGACAAATACAGATTACTCAAAAGCTGATTATTCAGAGTATGTTAAGACCTCAAACAAACTGAGATTGATGTTTGAATCTATTGATACTTTCAAGAAATCAGTCCGTATTGATGCGAGAGAAATTTTTATGAATAATGGTAGAAATAAAGACAGATTTGATTATATTTCAACTAACCACAGAGATGTTTATAATAAGTTTCTTGAAGATTCTTACAGCGAATTGAAAAAAGAATTCAAGAATGTTCTTCCAACAAAGAAACTAAGTTACACTGGAGAAAAGAAATGACATTCAAAACATTTTATTTGACAGAATCATTACAAACAGTTTATCATGCTCTTGATGTATATGCTCTTAATAAGCTTTTGAAAAACAATTCATTTGAACTATCTCCAAATATATCAAATGTTGAAACTGAAATGGGAAATGATAAATATTATTTCCTATCAACAATGAGAAACAAATCAGGAACATTTCTTTTAGGTGTGTCTAAGGATACAAAATATCCATTAAAAGATGCGTATCTTGAATTGGATTATGATTATCTAAAATCTAAAATGAAATCCAAACCTGTTGATTATTGGAAAGCTGGTAGGAAGAACAGTGAAGAGGAAGAACGGTTTTGGACAAATGATGACCACTTAACAAATGTAGACAAATTCATTAAAGCTATTCATGTCTTCCTCCGAAAAGACTCCTTAACTGAACACCGCAAAAAATACGTCAATTTGTATTGGCAAGCTAAATTCAAATCAATTCCAATTTATTTTTATGACAAACCCCAAAACTTTGTCCTTGGAAAGAAACATTTGGATTTGGATTTTGAAAATGAATTGGATTACGAAAGAGCAAAATCTGACTACGGAAACGATATTGAAATTGTAACCAGACTAATGAAAAATGGAAAGATGACCGGAAAAGAAGTCAAGAGGTTGAAGGACAAATTAAGATATCATATATATGCTCAAGACTTCATTAGTCAACTATCACACGAAGTCCATGCCGGAAGAAAAATGGCTGAAGGTGCTAATCGAGAATACATCAAAGATTTTATTGATTTGATGAGAAAGCATAATAGAAAATCCGTAAAAGAATTTGTCGAGAAAGATGTGATGGATAAGATGATTGAAAGGAAACTGCTGCACAAGAACTAAACCGAAGCATAAATAAAGATATGGAAATGAAACATATCTTTTTAACTGCTGCGTATTTACTTGAGAATGAAATCCAAGAGTTGAACGAAGTAGCAGCCAAACAAATCGTAGACTCTATCAGAAACGCAATTCCTCAAGATTTGACTAATGCTATTACGCAGACAAAGAACGATGGTGAAATTCTTTCAATTCTCAAAGGGTATACAAAAGACAAGATTGGTAGAGAAGCTAAATCAATAGACGATGCTATCAAACTCATCAATCAAAATCCTCAGCAAGAAATAACATCAATTACAAACATGCCAATTAAAGCAGAACAGACAACTGAGCCATTCCCAGGAAAGCGCGATTTGTTTATTGCGTCTTACAAAAAGACTCTTCAATTAGGTTGGCCTGGAGAAGAAATAAAAGTTAAAGGCGCGAAGCAAGAAATTGGTCCTGATGGAAAGCCAATTAAAAATGTTGCAGCAGAATCTCCGGTTTCGGGAAAGTTAATTCCATTAAATGTTGGAGCAAAGACAGGAACAAAACTTACAGAATTCAACCCAGCAAAAATCGTGAATAAGAACTGGATTAAACTTGCTGAAACATTAGTCTTTAACAAATTCAAAAACAATCCAAATGGTCTAAGAAAACTATCACAGGCAGTTGATGATATTATTGAAAAGAACAAAAACTATAAACTTTCAAGAAGAGTCAACGCAAGAAATCTATTCGCGTCAATTGGTTCGGCGTTCATCCAAAGATTCGGAGGAACAGGATCAGATGTTGCTATGTTTAATTGGCTTGTTAAAAAAGCTGTTGGAATGGATATTTTTGAATTTCAGAAGATGATTATCGACAAGGTTCTTTCTACAATAGATGTGTCCGATGATAGAATTACAAAAATGGAAAAGACTGCTACCGGAATTAAAAAAATGATGGAAGGTGATGCTCGTTTCACAGTATCTCCAATGAAGTCATATCAAGGTTGGAATTCTTACGAAGTTTCATATAACATTAAGTCAAATATTAAACCAATCAATACTCCAACAAATTTAGTTTCTCCATTAAAGTTCTACCTTGAAACGATGTTAGCATATATAAAATCCCCAAGCGAAAAAACTTGGACTGAAACACCATCACCAGAAGATATTCAGAACGAAATTTTGAAAATCGCAGAATACACAAAAGCAAATTCAAAAACAGTTTATGAGTATACTGAAGGCGAAGATGGAAAACTATCATTCATTCAAGAAGATACTGCGAGTGGAAAATTGGTTGGGACTCAATACATGTATCCAACATTTCTCGGAAAAGATGGCTTGAGAATTACTGTTAAATATATCCCGGAGACAGGCGAATGAAATTTCACGAATACTTGAGCACTTTCAAAAAATTAAATGAAGACAATACCGCTCAAATCAAAACAATTGATTCTCAAATAGAAATGTTGAAGAAACAATTAGAAACTATGAAGAAGCAGCAAGAAGGCGTTAATAAAAAAATAGCCGACTTGATGAAGAGAAAAGCAGACCTCGGTGGAACTGTCGTAGGAGAAGAAGTATAATGTTATTTTCAGAATCATATCAATATTTGTTTGAAGCTACTCCTCTTAAAAATAAAGGATTTGTTTCAGAAGCACTTGTAGCTATTGCTATTTTTACCAAATTCAAAAAGAAAGGTGCTAAAGTATTCTACTCTGACTTGGAAAAATACATTAAAGAACTTAGAAAAAAGTATACTGTTGGTAGCCTGAAACAGAAGGGAATCACAATCCTGGAAGATTTCGCGGAAGTCAAAGATTCAAGTAATACAAAGATTAAAGACAAGGTTAAACTATTTGTAAAGATAACCAACAGGTCACTTGAATATTTGATGGGGCATCCAGGAAGCGAGAACTTCAATCCAGATGGTCACAAATTTGATTTGGAATTTGGTGAAGAAATGTATTCTGCTGTTGCGTTTGTAAACTCAGAAAGAATTCAAAATTATGTTCAGAAAGTTGTCAATAACCAAGAAAAGAATGTTGTGAAAGTTTCATGTGATGGTATTGCTGAGAATAGCAAAGTCAAGACAGACGTTTGGACTGAAGTTGATGGTAAGAGAATTCCATCATTTGATTTTTCAATTAAAACAAATTCTCAGCAATTAGCTCAACACACAGATGCTCATAAAGAATCATTACAAACAAGATTTTGGAATGAACTTTGTGGAATCAACGTAGCTCCATATTTCAAATCTAAGGGAATTACAGAAGTTGATGATGTTAATGATTTCTTCAAATATGTAAATGAATTGATAAAAAAACGCTTGACTTCACAAAAATCCGATGCTACATTTATAGCACGGCTGGCTGAAGGTATCAAGCATTCAGCTACATTAGGAAGTGATATGTTAGTTCTATCTATTGATGGGACAACTAAAGGATTGTTTAGAACTTTCTCATTCCATTCATTTGTAGAAGCTCTTGTAGAAACTGGAATTGATTTGGAATGTAAACTTGGCAGTGATGTTAAGTCTGACGGAGAAAATAGAAAACAAGCTTGGATTAAAATCTATGATTCTTCCAATGATAGCCCGTCTGGAGTTCTTGTAAAAATTAGATTTAGAAATGATAAGACAATGGCTGGAATCACTCTTGAAAAGGGGCCGTTGCTAGAAAGGTTGACAGAGATTTGATACGAATCATTACAGCGATGACTGAGGACCGGGTAATAGGAAACGGTCCAGACCTTCCTTGGAAAATCCCAGAAGAGTTAAAATTTTTCAAAATGATGACTCTTGGACAAACAATCATCCTTGGAGCAAATACACTGGACTCGATTGGTAGATTATTGCCAAATCGTAACAGTGTAATTTTGTCACGGAAACCACAATCCTATTTTAATTTATATGGTGATTGTTTTGTTTTTGATGATTTCCAAAAAGCTATTTCATATTCGGAATGTTTAACAAAAGATGTTTATATTTGCGGCGGTGCTAATGTTTACAAACAAGCATTAGAAAACAACTACGCAGAAGAACTAATAATTTCAACAATCAAAAAGAACTACTCAGGAGACGTTTATTTTCCGGAGTTTCATTCATTAGGTTGGATGGCTAAAGAAGTAATTTTTGAAACCGATTCATTCATAACGAAACGATATAAAAAATGATAACTAAAATTTTGGTAGATGATAAGAACAATCCTGGAAAACAGATTGCTCTTGAAAGATACGTTATTGAAAAAGAAAAGAATCCAATTGCTGTAATATTTGGAAAGTTTTCTCCTTGGACTGGTGGTGATTTGGAACATGGTCATGGAAGATTAATTAAAACAGCAAAGCAAAATGGAATAAAAGAATTCTATGTTGTTTCTCCAAAGAGAGATGAAACAGATGGCAATTCAGCAAATCTATTCTCAGCTTCAGCAAGAAAACAAATCATTGAACACTCTTTGAAAAATGTTCCAGGATTCCTCGGAGTCGTTCAATCAGATTCAAATAACATCATGGGTGTAATTAAACATATCACTCATTTAGTTTCTCGTCCAGTGTTCGTTGTTGGACCAGATAGAGAAAGATTGTTGAAAACTAATTTCGTCCAATTCAATTCGGCTCCTGTAACAAACCAAAATGAAAAAGATTTTGGAAAGCCAGAGTGTCTTGTTCTAACTGGCGAACGAGAAACATCAGGAACGAAAGTTAGACAATCTATTCAAAATGATGATTTCAAAACATTTTCTAAACTGACAAATCATTCAGAAGAGATGTTTAGATTCATGAAGAAGTTGTTAAATCAAAAGAATGAATCATTTACAGGTTTCTACACAAACATATTTGAAGGTGGGAATCTAAGAATTGGAACAAGCAAAGCAAACAAAATTGATTTGCTTTCCGCCGAATATGATGTTGAAGAATTGAAGATTAGAATCAAAAATACGTTGGCTATCTTTGTCTCGTCATTATCCAATACCGAATTCTGGAATCATTACATTAAACTAATTGATTCGAATGAAATCTTCTCCGGTTCATCTAAACACTTCTTTGAAAAATCGGTAGACGAATTCTCAAAAGTCAAAAAGACCGTTGGAGATATCGACATCCAATTCCCATTTCAATACGAAGAAGAATTAGACACTCTGATTAAATCATCTACCGGAAAACAATTCGGAGATATGATTCTGTTAGGTCAAGGTGGAAAGTCTCCAATCCAAATTAACACATTGTTCATAGATAATGTTACCGGATTGAACATTCAGATTGACTTTGAACCAGTCAATTTCAAAGAAAAGTTCCCAACAGAATTTGCCAGATTCTCTCGTTCATCTGCTTGGACTGACTTGAATGAAAACATCAAAGGTGTGTTTCACAAATATCTATTGAGAGCATTAGTAGGCTCAACAAAAATAAATAACATTTACGTTGTTACTTCATATGATTCGAAAAAGAACAAGTGGAGAGTTTCTAAAAAAGATTACGAAGGAACAAACCTTCAAGGATTCTCGGTTGACAAAGGTGTTCGTGTAAAATATGAAAGAGCACGAAATTCAGAAGGCGAAGAATTCTTTGTTGATAGTTTCGGGCAAGAATGGTTGGAACAAGAACCAGGAACTAAACCAGCATATGTTGAAACAGATACAAAGACATACGACTACATTAAAGACGTAAACTCAATTGCTGTGATTTGTTTTGGGAAGGAATTGGACGTAACAGAGATGGAAATGTTCTCTTCGTTCCTGGGCTGTCTAAAACTAATTGAAAAATATGTTCGGAACAAAGAAGAGATTTACTCAGCATTCTTTGAATTGATTTTTGGAAGAAACGCTCAGGAAATTGAACAGGGTGAATTTGTGGATGGAATCAACAAGAATGATTTTGATGTGAAGTTTGCCGCATATTCAAAGATGAGAAATGTTTTGGATATGAATGAACTTCCGGAAATTGAAGTAGATTCTATTCTTGATTATTACTCAGAATTGAAAGCAAAGAAATGAAAATTACAATGTTTGTTGTTTATTCAGATGATTCGTTCTGTAAATCTGTTGAATTTGCTCCTACAAGAGACAAAAAATTTGATTTTTCGGATTCGTGGTTCATGTATTATGAAAATGAAGATGACCAAGGACTGAATCATGTATATTATTACAAAAAAGAATATGAATTGAATAGACTAATTAGATTTCTTAAAACATACCAGGAATATGACCCAATCAGGTATACAAAATGAAAATACCGTTTCAATTGAGATATTTCTCGTATAATTTTCATAAAGATAGGTATGTTGATTTTATTTTGCCTCGGTCACATTTCTTATATTACGAAACCGAGAGTGATATTGGTGTGACTTATCATTATCTCCGCAATAAAGAACAAAAAGTGAAAAGGTTAATAAAATTTCTAAAAGCAAATTACGACTATAGTGAATTTAGGTATGATTGATGAAAATATGTTTAAGAATTCAATCAAAATACGAAGAAACATATCTTTATCATGAACCAGATGTATACCGAATAGAAAGTATTGTAGCTGCTATTGACAAGCATGGCGTTCATATTCCTTTTGAACGTTTATCTTTTAATGACAACCACATCTTCATCCACAAACACAAAATATTTGATTATTTATTAGCATTTGAAACAACATACAACGTAGAAAGATTCAAATGAATTTCAAAGACTCATATGTTCCCGCAACAAAGAGAAAATCAATTCAGCATTTATACGATGAAAAGAATCCAATGAAGCCGTTGGATTTTCTTTCATTTTGTTCAGACCTAAAAGAAAATGGGTTTGTTCTTTCTAATTTCAATTCCAAACTGACTGAAAAGATCGATGGGTTTGGGTTTAGATTTGGGATTGATTCTTTTTCTAATTTCTTTGTTGAATCTTCTAACTCCGGACCAATCTTTTCATCTGGAGCATTTAGGAAATATTCAATTGAGAAGCATGGAAGTTCTAATGAGATTTCTGAAGCATATGAACAGTTGTTTGAATATTTAAGAAACGACAAACAACTCAGATTCCTTCTTCAACTTGAAATGGGGAAGAGAAATAGCAATGGAATCAAAGTTGTTTGTGAATGTTTGTTTACTTCAATTGGAAAGAAGATTGGAGATAAAAGAAAGTTTGTTTCTATTGAATATGATGAAAACAAACTCGGAACATTTGCTACAATCTCAATCATAAAAGTAGTTGACAATTCTGGAAATGAACTTGATATGATTCCTGAATTGATTAAACATAGTAACAATGAATTGAAGATTGTTTATCCTGTCGTTGATTCATTTCAATTTGATTTTAGTTCAGAGATTTTGAAAATTGGAGACATTGAACAAGCAAAAGAAATTGTTAAGAATTTGAAAAAAGATTCGGATTCTGTGAATAGAAAGAACGAAAAGAAGAATGAGTTACTAACAATTCAAAAACAAATGAAGAAAAAGATTCTTGGAAATTTTCAAAATGGAATCCTCGGAAAATCTTTTGAAGGATTTGTGATTGAGTTTGGTGACGATGTTCTGAAAGTTGTTCATGAAGATTTTAGAAATGGAAAAGAATGAAAGTGAGATTTCAAATTTATGTAAGTGGTATGCGCTTCTCACAAGAAAAAGCATACTCATTTATGTTGTTGACTGCACCATGTCGTGTTATTTGTGAACACCCGTGGTTGGCTGGGCGCACATTTTTCTACCACAGAAGATTGAAAAAATATGAAAGTTAAATTTAAGATATACGACACCCGAAAGAAGGCAGAACGGTTTCTTGGGTTTTATCTTATTGTTAATGGAGAGTGGTCATATATTTCAGGAATGTATGATTATGAACATGAAACATATTACAATAACAAAAGAATGGCGAAATATGAAAGTGCTAATTAGAATTCACTGCGGGTCAAGAAATTATAATTCGTATTATATTCTTCCTGAATTCCGAATTTCAACATATGTAGACGGCTGGTCAAAAACAATTTCTGAGTTTATTCCATTCACAGATATTATCACATACCACCACAAACGAATGAAAAAATATGAAAGTTGAATTTAAGATGAGTGGTAGTATTGGAGATTCGAATTATATGTTATCTAGTCATTGGTTTAGAATAACTATAAATGGGCGAGCAGTATTGAATCAACTAAGCAAAGATTTTTATGTTTATTTTGTTAGAAGGATGAACAAATGAAACAAATTAAAGATTTAACAGGGCAGAATGTTTGGTGTATTTCTGACCCTCACTTTAGACATGCGAACATCATTCGTTACACTTCCCGTCCATTCAACAACGTAAATGAAATGGATGAGACGATGTTCAATAATTGGAATGATACAATCTCTGATGACGATACCGTTCTCTTTCTTGGAGATTTTGTTATTGGTTCTTCGAAATTAGGAATGGAAAAAGGAGAAGCTTCCAAACTAATTTATGACAATCTGAATGGTAAAGAGAAAATCTTCATTCGTGGAAATCATGATACTGGTGTGACATCAATTCCATATCACCCAAATCCAACAATGATAGTTTCTTACAATGGGTTTACGTTCACATTGTCTCATCATCCATTAGAAATATTCACAACTGATTATCTTCTTCATGGCCACATTCACAACTCTCCTCATCCAATAAGACAAAATAAAAAAGCTTTTAATTGTGGAGTTGAAGACCTTAATTACAAACCAATCAACCTAAATGATGTCTTAAAAATATTACAATAACCATTTTTCCAATGTTAAGATAACCTCTGAGGGCAACCGCTCTTGGAGGTTTTTATTTTGAATAATGCGAATTTTCAAAACTACGCAATGCCCTTGGTTAGAAGAGTTTTTCCAGGAAGTCCAGAATGGAAACCATCACCATTCAACAAAACACGAGAAGCTAAGTTAGGAATTAAATTAGATGGGCTGTGTGGTTGGAAGGCCGAACCAAAACAAGAACAGAACAAGATAATTCTAAAAATAGAAAAAGCTGATATCACTGGTTTGTTTGCTCATAAAGTAGTTGGTGTTCAAGCCCTAAGTTCTCCAGTTGGTCTTGCTTACGCTATGAGATATGCTTATGATAATAATGGAACTTCTGGAATACCAACAAGCGGAACTGGCCAATGATTTCTTTTTTCAAATTTATTGAGATTGGAGTTCAGAAATGTTTCAATCACAAACGATATGTAAACTCTAACATTGAATGCTGTTGGAGTTTTTATAAGAAGAGAAAAAAGATAAGAATGAAAATTTACGAACCAAAATTTTTGATTACAGATGATAAAAGTATTATTGTTTCAAAAACTGGTTGGGAGTATACTTCAAACTTATTGAGACTGATAACATTCAAAACATATAAC